TACGACTACTTTGTGCGTTAGGAAATTATGAGGTGGTATCCCATACTCCTTTAACACTGTCTCAGGATAGTAGATCGTTTTCTTGACTGGAGAGAATACCGATATCTTATCCGATACTAGTTGTAAATAATCTTGATCTGTTGATAGTATTGTCACCTTCTCAGGAAACTGTTGAGCCAGGTATCCAATGACATCGTCTGCTTCGATCTTATCAATCGAAACAAGGTCCACAGGAAGACACTTCAAGTAATCCACCAGTCGCATGATCTGAGCTGTAATAGCTTCTGATTCCTCTTCTTGTGTATCGAATGCATCCCAGTTTGTTATCTTGGTTATGTGTCTATTAGCTTTGTACTCTGGATAGAGATATCTCTTGTTTGTAGATCCACCCTGTCCATCAAAGACTAGTATCACTCTCGTAGGCTCTAGATGTTTGATAACCGATCCTACCGATTTTAGATAACCAACTAAACCACCGATATGATTACCGGCTGGGTTGATGTGGTGTATTGCTGCGAAGCTGCGGAGGAAGGTATTAAGAGAGTCAACTAGTAGTATGTGACTGTTCTTGTGTAACACTACATCTTTCTGGTTCTCGATTGCTTCTAGCATCTTCCTGTAGTCTTTGCTCATGTAACTTTTCTTTCTTTTGCTTTGCTAATGGATTAGCTAGTCTGTCATTAATACGCTCGGTTATGATTCGAACGTCGTTTTCTGTTGGAGTATAATCGTTCATCAACTCAGGAGGTACGCCGTCCCAGGAACTTTCATAATTTTGCACATTAAATCCTCTGGCTCTACATTCGTTATACAACTCAATGTATCTCTTTTTTAGGTATCCTAACTTATCGTAGAAAAACGATACGTGTCCTTTACCCAGAGTGAATTCTTTAGGAGCTGTCTTGAGATTATATCTACCTCTTGACACAACGTTTGGGATTCGTTTAAGCTCTCTATGTTCTGCCATTAAATGCTTGTCTGTCAGTAACTTGACAGCGTACCCTGAATTAATTCTTGTCATAACTTATTATTTGTTTCCTCTAAAGGTACGGATATTATTCCGAATCTGAAGCGTCAAAAATATCTCTATTATCTTCGTCAGTCTCAATCACAACATCAAAATCAGATGAACCTAATGTCTTCAACCAATCTTTTGAGTACTCTTTTTTATATTTATCAATGGCTTTTTTATCATCATCAATAAATCCATGAGCAGTCATTATTACCTTGCTTGTAGACGTTACATCGTTGACGTGGTTTTTATCACAGCTGATCTTTGTTCTCTTTGCGAACTCTACCTCTTTGCCGTTCTTAGTTGCCTTGATCTTATTCGTGCCTGAGTTTGTTACATTACCGAATGTGATAATTAACGAAGCATCGAAGTACATTGTATCTCCACCCTTGTTCTTCATTTTAGGTTGAGCCATTATGTTCTCAGCTTTTGCAACCCAGATCTTATTCACTGCAACCATTGTATTGGTGTACGGCTGACTCTCTTTACGTGATAATACAATCTTCTGATTGATGAAGTTGCCAAACTGTTGAGACATTGCTCCTGCATTCCATTCGTTGTTGTTCTTATTAGACTCAACTGACAGACGGCTTGGAATAGATCCTACCGAATCCCAGAAGAAACATAAGTCGTAAGGCAAGTTGCCTTTCTTTTGTTCGTCCAACAGATCAGCTATGAATGCTGCAACATCTTCGATTGTATTTAACCTCTCTCTATCTACGTAGATAAAAAATCCTTTGTAATCGCTTACTTCTCCGTTATCATCTGCAACTTCTTCAAACTGTAATCCCATTTGTCTTGCATGATCCCAATTCCACTTCATCTCAGTGATAATGAAAACAGGTAAGATTCCCATCTTCTGAGCGCTTACTGCAGCTTCTAAAAGAGCGGTTGTCTTACCTGTATCAGAGTGGCCTCTCAACAATGTGATATGGCCGATTGGCACGCCTGGTATTGATAAGCAGTTTTGAAAGGCAGCTGATAATGGGATCCACTTTTGCTCCTTCATTTTTATTGAAGTGCTAGAGAGGTTTTTAGACCTGATGAAATTATCTAGGTTAAATGATCCATTTATTGCTCCTGACAAGCTCGCATTGAGCGAGCCTGAAGAAGACGATTTGCCTTTTGCCATACTTACTTTTTAATGTTGAATAATGCATCGAATTCGTCGTCTACGTTTGCTTTCTTAGTATTCAAAGCGTAGGCTGGCTTAGCTTCTACAGCAGGTGCAGCTGGTTCGTCAGCAGATGCTTCTGGGTTTAACCACTCAAGCAAAGACTCTTTCATTTCGTCGTAGGAGTACTTCTTGAAAATAGTTAACGGATCTGGTTGCTCAGATAACCACTTCTTAACTTCAGCAGCATCATCCGACAATGGTGTAGTCTTAGTACGAACACGTACTTTAGATTGGTTGAAGCCAGTACCGTTACTAGCTCCATCAGTAGTTTCTACTGTAATGTCGCGACCTTGCACTGGATCTGTGTAATCACCTACATCCTCATCTTCTGCAATAGCAAGTAGCTCGGCGTAAACTTGTTTACCAAATTCCCAAAGACGTACACCTTTTTCTTCTTCACCACGTACGATTACTGGTGCAAATACCCTAACCTTTGTATCAAGCTTCTTAGCCAATTGCCAATTTTCCTTATCACTTGATTGTCTTAACTGCTTTGCAAACTCAACGATAGGGTCTTTCTCGCCAAAGTTTACAGGTGATACCATTGTACGGTTTCCAATACCGTAGTGAACTTGCATCTCTTTGAACGGTCTTACCTCATGTTCCAAAAAGATTTGCGAATGTGCAGTCGGTACAACTCTAATAGAGTGCTTCCCAACTGTAGGCTTCCAGATGATTAGAGACATGTCCCTCTTCTGGCCGCCCCCTTGCTTCTGATTCTGCAAGGCGTTTAGCTTAGACTTGATAGCATTTAAGTCCATAGTTTATTGTTTTAATTAAAAAATACTTATCCTAGGAAACATACGAACAGAAATTCAATTTAGCAACTTATATAGTTACTATTTTGAAAATTTTTGTGGATAATCTTCTAAGGTCGTTGCCTTGAGTGAGTAGTACAGTGTTTCTGTAGTCCTGCCAATTAACTTTGAAGGTTGTGTCTAAAACTCCCTCATTCAGAGATTTGATGAGTATGTTCAGACTGTTAATTGTGTATAGTGTGTTAGATTCCTTCTTTCTGTGTAGTAAGATCGTATTCGGTAAAATCCTAGTCGCTGTTTGATCTACTTCAATATTATAGGTACATAAATACTCATCCGAGTCTTCAGATTCCAAAACAAATATCTTACCGTACAATATCGTATACTCCTCTAATATAGTATTTAACGTATCGTCCAGCTTAGTTTTGGCTGAGAATGTACAAAATAGTTTGTTCTTCAATTGTTCCTGTGTTATTTCTATGTATTCCATAATAAATAGTTAGATTAGTTGCTAAAATCGTAATTATTACCGATTTGTACCTTTATAATGTACCCATCTTCCTCCAGTGTTTCCCTTATTTGATTGAGTAGCTCTCTTCCATCTTCCATCGCAAAATCGACTAGAATAGAGTCGTATACTACTAAAATCACCTTACTTTTCTTGCCTTCTAGCAGCTTTTTGAGTTTGGTTAGCTTCTTAACGTTGTTAACTGTCTCTAAGCACTGGATGTAGTAGTTGAATAGCTTTTGTGGTGATGGCTTATCTTGCACTAATCTTCTACCGTTTGGTAATATTACATGTCCTTTCTCTTGGTAGTTAGCCCACATACTTTTTACAAATGCGTCTACGTGTTTAAAGAGTGGAATATTAGCTACTTCATCCTCAACCCCATTGTACAGCTGTCTGAATGTTATCTTTTTTGATTCTTGGTATTCTTCTTCTGTCAGTTCTTCTTTTCCAAAATAATACTCTCCCAAGTGTGTATGAATTGATTTGTCTAATGGGATCTCTACATTTAGTAAGTTAGCTATAAGTCTTGGGTGATATGCATCAAAGTCAAACTCAACAAACACATCATTGTCTGGTATGAATGCCGCTCTTGATCCGTTCTCTTTATTGAACGCCAGGAAGTTTATTCCATTAAATGCATTAGTTGGTCTCGATGTTACGTTATACAAATTGTAACTCGTATAGATTTTACCGTCTTTAATTGATCTAGCTTTCCAGGTCGGTTCGTAGTATTTATCGAATAGTTTTTCGTTTATTCTAATTCCTTGTTCTTCAACCCATTTATAAACGTCTATATAGGTGTTTTGCCACGGTAAATTTTCACTTTCTCTTATTAGAGGTCTAACTATCTCAAACATACACTCGCACCTTTCATAATGCTTAGAAATAGGTATTAGAGCATTTACACCATCTACGTACTTGAATCGATTGTAGAAATCGTTGTGTAAATTAGTGTAGCACTGGCTGTCTGCTGTCTCAGTCGTTGGTAGTAATAAGTGAGCGTCGATTGCTTGTGGTAAATCTAAGTAGTAGGAATGCCACTTCTTATCATATAGATAAATTTGACTATATGATTGTAGGAATGTTTGTACATCCTCAATTGTGACTGCAAATGCTTCGCTGTGATTGATTGGAATTATGTATCCTTTCTGAAAATCGTTGTAGTATAGAACGCATGGGGATGTTAGCTTAGGATGAGTATCCTCTGATAATGTAATTAGCTCGATGAAGCATTTACTTGGTTTAGGTAAGCTGCTTAGCTGTTCTTTTGTTTCAACAATAAAATATGCCATACTATATAACCTTTATTAGGATTAAAGTACGACTATTTTATAAACTTACCAACGGTTATGGTGTTATTCTTGCAAACTTTGTGTAGTCTTCTCCTACGAATGAGAGTAGACCGACGAAGCCTTTTGCCTTCGCCTCTGTTACTCTCTTGTTTGTATCATATACGCCACCTTTAATTTGATATTGTGATACCCTAATATCGTTTAACGGTCCTGTAAGTTGCCAAAGTAGGCTAGTCGATTCGTATGCTAGTATCGTCTGAGCTGTGTTGCCGTCTTGGATGTCAGCCCAGTCTGTTTGTGAAATTTCAACTACGTAGCCTGGACCGCTTACGTTTTTTGCGAAGTATCTTGTAAAGTATCCTCTTGCATAATCGCCGCTAAGTGGAACTGGGTAATAGGGTGTAAGTTCCTTTAGCTGTCTGTTTTGAGTTGCTTGTGTTTTTAGCACAAAGTTTGTTGTAGCTGTTAGTGGAGCTGCTGGTGATGTTGGTGGCGGACTTGCTGCAGTAGTGCCTCTAGCAGTTTGTGCTTGAATTTGAGAAGCTGCAGGCAGTAGTGGTTGATTAGATCCAACAACTGGGTTTATTCCAGCACGAACTTCTCCATTATAGAGAATATAGTATCTACCTGTGTACGGAGTTCCGTCAGGATTGACAAAATCACCTCCTCTTGTGTAGAGGTTTGTTTTTATTCTCGTTAATGGGTAGTATTCTATTGACATATTAGTTAGCTGAAATTCTTAATTATTTCATAAGCTCCTTTTGCATAGGCAGCTCTTTTATTTCTTTCATTTACGTTTGTTATGGATCTAGATGGATCCGAGTATTCAAAGTAGTCTAACCAATCCAACGACGCTTGCACTGCTCCGGCTTCCGTATTTGGTATGTTTTTAAGTCTACTGTTAAGGATCGATCTAGTTTTAACTTCTACTAATGTAAAGTCTAACTGTGTTGCTAGTGAGTCGCCTTTAATACTTGCAAACCCAACATACTGATCTAATCTATCTGATGTCCACTGTGCTATCCCGTATGCAGTGATCCTCTTACCTTGGTAGGTAGGTCTTGTGAATGTAGCCGATGGTTGACGATCTAAGGGTTGACCTAATGCACTGCCTGCAGTAGTGGTGGTTGCTCCACTACCTAGTTGTGTTGCACCTTTTATCCACGCTCTGTAATTAAGCCCTGATTCTGCGTAGATAGTTCCTGCTGCTCCTGCTGCTGCGGCTTGATTAAATCCTGCTGCTTTAAATTTCTCCCACAAAAGTTGTAACTCACTTGTGGCAGATGCTAAGCTAGCTGGACCTGTTTGAGCTGTAGAAGGTGCACCAAACTCTATTTGACTAACTCCAGCAATAGCAGTATAGGATATGTTATCCCTAAGTCTTATCATTTGACCTCTGATCTTAGTAAGCCATTCATTGTTTTCTATTGTGTGTGATAGTCCAACTACTACAAAACCTACCTTAGTAACATTTCCTACTCCACGTAGCGACTGTGGTAACATTTGTTCTGGTATTGTAAAGGCATTTTGCATTACAATGCCGCTAATCCCATCTACTGTTATGCTTAGATTTGCTGGTATAAATGGTGCTGCTGATGTCACGGTGTCAAATGATTTGACTCCAGACATTCTTTCGATGTAGTAGTTTGTTGCAAAGGGTACTTTATCTTTTGACACTTCTGCGTTGAGGTATACCTCTAAAATATGATTATTAAATTGAATAGCTTGGTCTAAGTCATGGTCAATAACTTTATTTGCTTTATTAGGCTGTTTGTTGCTTGTTTGTTGAGATATAACCTGATTTTGTTGATTTGAATTAGCTGAACTAATAACTGGTGTGTTCGATATGTTCCGCTTGTATGCATCGTAGAAGTTAGCATTTAAGTAACTGTAGGATGAGTGATCAGTTGAGTTTACAGATCCCGTATACGATTGTCCTGAGATTGCTATCTCTTTTGATAAATTGGTTGTAATATTAGTTTCAAGTTGCATGGCTCTCACCAAGCTATACTTTCCAAATACTGGTATCTGTCCGTATCTCGGAACACTGTATCCTTGCCTAACACCATAATCTGTTTGCTGTCCGTTGTCCTTATATAAGCTATAAGCATCTCCTTCGTACGGAGGTACGAATTGATCGTCACGTATTATAACAGTGTTGCTGTCATCTCTGTAAGATACTCTAAATAAATTTACATTTCCAGTTGCCTTGTTAATTGCTGTTACAATCGCATCTAAATAACCTTTTAAATAAACTGCGTGAGTTGGATCGTTTGTTTGATATTGCTTAAGCGTGTCTATTAAAAAGTCAATGTTAACCAATATTTCCATCGTTTTTCCTTGGTATGAATTAGCACCTTTAAAAGACGGTAAGTAGCCTGACAATCCGTTTGTCTTTGGTCCAAGCTTTGTAATCTTATCATCTTTTTGTAGCTTCTGTGCTATTTCTTTTGGAAATATTTTTAAATAGTTACTAGCACTTCCTTGAAATGGTATTAAGCATACATACGGATCTACAGTTAAGTGTTGCGGGTTTGTTAAACATAAATTTGTTTCTGGGTTGAAATCTAAATAAACGTACGGGTGCTTATCCGTATCTCCTGTTGAATCGTAAATTAAACACATGCTATTTAAAAAAGATAGCAGATATCCCAACTTAATATACGTCGGATAGTAAATGTTTCCTCCGTCAGTTCTTCCTTTATATTTTGCTCCGTATCCAGTACACAGCTTATTAAAATCAACGTTTGGAATAGAATTAAAAATGCTTGGATTAGCTAGTAAGTTGCTATTATATCCCTTAAGTGCATACTGTGTTATATTAAAACTGTTAGTTTGACTATCTACTCTTGTAGTTAACACATCTTGTAGCATACTGCCTTTAAACATTGCTTTCGTCAAATCAAGAAGTGGTACTTCATATACCCCTCTACTGTTATCCGTAATCATTGCTGTTTGAATCGTACTCCGTGCTGCAATTAACATTGCCTGTAGAGCGGATGCAAATGTTTCGGCGGGATCTGTCTGTGTGGTATTTGGGTCGTTAGTATTACCGTTTAAATCACCATCATCCCCTTTTTGCGAGTCGGTCGGTTGCGGTGTAATTGGTGCATTTGGATCTAGCACCTTATCGATCAGTGCTGTGTTATTAAAGATAATACCTAGTTTAAACGAGTTCTTTTTTGGCACTTGTAATTCAACCCCACCATAGATGTAGATTGCGTTAAATTTCGTTGTTACAAGTGTTGTTGCTAAATTTGAATTTCCCGTCGACAGAGCCTGGCCTTCATCCAGAGTTGCTGCTAAACTGTATAATATACCAGAGTTTACTTGTATTGTTGATGGTACGGCTACGATATTGTTTACTTTAATTGTTGCATTTGTATCTAACCATTCATCCACTGCTTTTAATACTTCTGCACCTGTTGGTATATTGTCTGCAGGGGGAAAATACTGTATAGTTATAAACTGTAGCTTATTTATTATTTTACTGGGATCTGTTTGAGTTGGTATTTTGGCTATATAAGGCAGTGTAAAAGTTACTGGGCCTTCGTCAATTGGTAAATTTGAAGCTTTAAACGGATCTGATAGTTTGCTGTTGTACCCTAGTAGCAGTTTTTCTAAATACTTAGTAATCTCGTGCTTAGAGCCTGGTGTAATTGCTGAAAGGCGTCTTACAGGGGCATTAGAGAAGCTTCGTGGATCTGGATTCTGTACATCGCTTTCTATTATATTTTTCACCCCTTCGTTTGCTTCTAAAAGCTGGTAGCTGTCATCGGTTACTTTTTTAGCTAAGATATCATCTATAAACTGTGTTCTTAGAGTAACACTTTGATTTATTTCACTAACATCGGCTGGAATAAAATCAAAAGTAGCTCTGTAGCCGGCTGCAGAGTTGAGGTAAAGTCCGGCTCTTTTTATATTTAGATCGTCTCTATATTGTTGATTTGTTGATACAGCTCTATAATAGTAGTCCGGTACTGTATTAGTAGCTGTGTCGGATACTAGATAAGCTGGATAATAACTGTGCTCTTGTAGAAACTGATCTTGTGAAATAGGCTCGGTGGGTGCTATATCGGTTTTGTAGATATTATAAACACCGGCACCATCCTTTGCTGCAGGAGGTAGATCTGGTAATCCTTTTTCCTTACGCTCTCTCGCTTCTTTATCTTGAGCGGCTTGTATCTCTGCTTTTTCCTGCTCGTCTTTCAGTAGTGTTTTTTGATCTAAGTAGGTTTGATACAGAGTTGCTGGCATTGTGTAAGACTGGTTAATTCTTAGCGTATCAATTATAGCACCGAGTCCTGATAGCTTAACTGTGCAATCATAACCACCCTCCTGGTTAAAAGACCAATTGAAGTTGGTTACAACTCCGAGCATTCCTTCGTAATTTCCACTAGACTCTCTTGCGTGTTTATTTAACTCTTGTTGTACAAACTCTTTTCTGGTATCTTTGAACGGATCGATTCCATAAACATACTCACGAATAAAGGTGCCAGGTGTGCCGTCTACACCTTTCCTGTTTGAGAAGTACTGTACATGTCCCCATTCAAGTAGCATTGAAAATCCTAGCCTAAAATACAATGCCTCTATTATACTAAGCTGATTAATATCCCAAACCTTGAAATTAATCGTAGCTTGTCTAAGTGATCCTAAAACTCCTGCAGAATCTACTGATACTGACGTTAGACCTGGCATCGGTCGGTAGCCGAGTTCGTCTCTGTTTGGCATGCCGTAGGACCCATTATCTCCAATTCCCGATCTTAGATTTATCCCGGCTCCAGCAGCTTGTGATGTGCCGGCTTGTAGAATCCAGTTTTTAGCTAAGCTATCACTATTGGGATAATTTACAACATCTACTTCACTTATTCCAAGGTTTCTATAATACGCTGATAAATCAGTGTCTTCTGCTCTTGTTGCATTAACCTTTGATGGTTGTATGCCTAATTTATTC